TCGCCATTCCAGTCTGCCTCATCTGCGTAGTGTTTGCAAATTTTGTACATTGATGGGTACGTGAGCCCAGAACCGTGAGCCGCGGACATAATTTCGTTATTCATTGTTTGCCTCCTTTAGAAACCATTTCTTGCTAGTGTCCGTGTTCCAGAAGCCGCCGTCATTAAGGAAGCATTCATAGACCACGCACACCTCATGTTCCATGTCGTCATCTTTCCAGACGCACAGATCGAACATACGTTCACCGACTTGGACACCATACCAATCGTTGTCCTCGTCACGCCCACTATGCTCGTTCTGGATATGGGCATCTGTTTCATAGAACGCGGTCAGGTAGCCCTTCTCGTATCCTGACAGCACCAGATGGTCAGACTCTTTTTCCTCATCAGGGTCAACATTAAAGCACACCTTGACAATGCCCTCGTCCTCGTCGGCAATGAACCAATCCTTACGGCTAGGGTATAGCCTCTCCAGTGATTGCAGTAATTCATATCTAGTCATATCATTCTCCCGTAATAGATAAGATTTATCCCATACATAATATAAATAAAAAGGGGCGTCAAGCCCCTCTATTTTAATGCTTAGTGCTTTCATCCGCTTCATACCCTGCGGTCATAAGGGATGCTTGCGCCAACGCTGAAGCAAGCATCCCCATGGCGGTGGATTTATCCGGGCAAGAAATCATAAGACGGAACAAGATAGCGGTTAATGCGCCACCCATCGACGCCCCCGCATCAAGGTTGCGGCTATCAAAGTCGTCGATAAGTTCATTAATCATGTCGCCCGCGATATCAAAGTCTTGTTCCATCTTATTAATCATCCCCGTTGTATCCTTTTCCATGCGGCTTGAATTTCGGCGGCACGTTCAACGGCTTCACGGCTAAATTGGCCTTCGGCCGCGATCCGCGAGGCGTAAAGCGAGACCACCTGATTAAGGTGTTGGACGGCATCAGCGTATTCCATGTGTTGCGCTTTCTGCCTAATGATATCCTCTTTATAGATCATTGTCATCATCTCCGATATTAAATTGTTCTTTGACCAGATTAGCAAGGTCTACCAATTTATGCATTTGATGCACGGTCACATATTTCGGCCCTGACGTAAACAACTCCTCGCCAACTTCCGCGGAAATATCTACCAGATCGAAAAGAGCCTTACGCATTTTGGGGGTAATATCCGCGAGCCGCGTTTCGCGGTCTTTTCTTTCCAATTCACGTTCATTAGCCCAAAAAGCACAACGCTCTTCATGTGTCATATTTTCCAATTTCTTTGGTCTAGCCATTTTTTTCTCCCGTAACTAGAATTAAAGATAACTCTTATATATTCCCACACAACACCAGTGTCAATACAAAAAAAGACCCCCAGATAAACGCATCTGAGGGTCTTCTATTACGGGAATGTAAAGCGAGAAGCTATTACAAGGGCGACTATAAAGGATAGTATGGGAAATGCAACATATTATTGGGTAAAATAAGAGGTTATTTTTTTCTTATTTTATGAAATACTTAGATAACAACAGGGGGGTCATTTGCGCGGCTTTGAGGCAGGCAAATTAGGCGAATATATATGCGCCGTCAGGCTCATGAAAATGGGTTTAAGTTGCGAGATCGTTAACTTGGACACAATAGACATCATCGTCAATCACGAAGATAGAGTTATCCGCGTACAGGTCAAGTCAAGTGCTTTAAAAAAGAACAGTGGGTATTGGGGTTATCAATTTGCTACCAGTGTGTCCGGCAAGAAAAGACCGCTTACGATACACGACTGCGATATCGTGGCTTTAGTAGCCACCGACTGTGAAAAAGTTTTGTTTAAACCCGTAGAGTGTTTGAAGGGTCAGGTAACAAAACGGATTATTCCGCGCAAGTTTGAAAGGGAAGACCTAGAGACACGGTCTTGGGAACACTGCTTGGCTAATCTTTAGTTTCTTTTTCGCCGTTACAACATTCCGATATATACAATTTGCAAGACGCGCATTGTATGTGACCGTGTACTTCAACAGGTTTTAATTGGCACAAGCACCGTGGGCATTGGTCATTATCTAGTCGGCTTTGTATTTTCCCAGACTCGCCGAAGGGGATATCGTCGTAAACCATGTGATTTAACCCTCGCCCATGCTTTCCTAAACTCAGATGCTTGCGGTACTGGCGGAACTTTTAACAACTCCGCCAGTTTATCATGATTGTTTTTAGCCATCAATTTACTTTACCAAGTTAAGCAGACTTTTTATTTTCTGCTTTCTGTAATATTTACTTTGATGCTGACGCTTTCTTTCGGGGTTCTTGTCGTTCCAATGCTTGCGGGAACAAGTCTTTGAACAAAACTTCCGTTGCAGACCCGTGAGCCGCGTACCGCATTCCACGCATTCTTTGCCTTCCGGCTTAAAACTGATATCAACCCCTTCATCTGGGGTAAACGTGATATCGTCCGGAATATTTTCAGCGGGTTTTTTCTTAGCCCGTTCTTTTGCCATAACGTCAGCCAATTCGCCCTCGATTTCATATCGAAGCAAAATTGCCCGCGCACCAAGCATTTCCATGGTACGTCTGCAAACTGCGCCTGTTTCGTCATATTCATGTAAAGCAAACTGCACTGCGTACAGCATATTGTGTTTTTCTAAAGTCATATCCTACTCCCGTATAAGACTAAGTTAGAGTTATCGCATACTAGGGGCAAAAAACAAGTCATGTCAACAAATAGTGTTAACTTAACTATGTTTTTTATAAATTTCCCACATAATCCGAAGTTGACCGCTAATGGTTCGTCCTTCTGACTTTGCCATTTTTTTAATCTGTTCATATACCTCTATAGGTACAAGAACCGATTTCCATTTAGTTGTGTCCATATTTGACCCCTTCCACTATTTGTAAGCGAATATATAAGATAAGTAACAGAAAAACAAGTGAAAAAAATACCCCGCCGAAGCGGGGTGAGTTGGGAGGAAACAAAAAATCACTTAACACGGTAGAGGATTAATAACATAACGGCAATTTGAATTGCATCAACCCAAGTAACCCCAAATCCTGTAGTCATATCACTCTGCCTCTCCCCAACTAGGGCCGATTTCAATATCGCACTTGCTGGGAACTTCCAATGGTACAGCATTTTCCATGATATTGGCAATACTTTTTGCATCTTCTACGTCTTTTACTGACATAGCAATTTCATCATGGATTTGAATAAGCGGGGTGCGTCCTTGCTCATAGATATTTACCATTGCCTGCTTTGTCATGTCGGCGGCAGACGCTTGGATAAGACGGTTTAAAGCTTTATAGGTATATGCCCTTTTGAGTCGTGTGGTCGGGCCGTATTCTTGTATAGCATCTTTGTACGGCAACGCCTTGTTCATGGCAAAGGTATCGGGCTCCCAAAGATCAAATCGGCACTTTCGCCCCAGTATTGAACGGATAGACCCACTTGAGCCCTTGTCATTTAGCCTGTTCATTACACCACTCATAAGTCCCTTCACAAATGGGACGCGCTCGTGATACTGCTTAACAAGCCCCTTTGCCTCTTCAACGTCGATGTCTAACTGCTCTGACAACTTGTTTACCCCCATACCATACATCATCCCAAGATTGATGGTCTTAGCCTGCTTGCGGGGGATAGAGGCCATTTCTGCTACCATGGTGTGGAAATCCATGTTGGGATCGTTGCGGTAGGCTTCGACAAATTCCTCTACACCCGCCATCTGCTGTCCACGTGATTTACCGTAAACGTAGGAATAATGCACCAAGATGCGTGGTTCTTGTTGCGAGAAATCAATAGCCGCCCATTGCTCGCCCTCTTCCGGCAGGAACAGGCTACGGATCATAGGCCCTAATTCTGGGTCGCGAGCCGGGATTTGTTGCAAGTTGGGGTTGTTCATAGAAATGCGGCCCGACACAGTTCCGCCATCATCTGACCTGATCTGGTTAATGTGGCCGTGTATCCGCCCATCTGATCGGCAGTGTTTCATAATGGTGTTGATAAATGTGCCGCTAGTCTTGTTGAGGTTACGGGCACGGACAATTAGTTGCGCCAGTTCATGTGGGTGGTCAGCTAAAAACGATTTGGTAAATGACGGCGCGTTCTTTTCGGTGCGGGGGTATGGAATACTTAATCCATCAAATGCTTTTGCAATGGACGCCGCCGCCCACAACTCTACATCCATTCCGGCCACGCTTTTAATCTGTTTCAGAATTTCTTTTTCTTGTTTAACTAAATGGTTTCTGGTGCGCTCAACACGGTCTTGGTCGATACGAACCCCCCGCCATGTCATATCAATTAAGCAGGGCAGTAATTTAAGTTCGAGGTCCGCGATCCCCCATAAGTCTTCCTTGGTCAATTGTGTAGACAAATAGTTCCACAGTTCGAGCGTAATTTCAGCGTCGTTCTGTGCATATGGCCCGACATACATGGCAGGCATCTTCCACATATCTGCTTTGGGGTCGAGGCCGAACTCGCGGGCGGCTTCCTGTAATGTTTTTTCTGTTTTAATTTTACCCAACAGATCGAAGGCTAATGAGTTAAGGCTATAACTAAACCGATTTTCGTCGAGTAATGCGCCTACTAGCATTGTGTCGATAATGCGTCCATTTATAGTAAAACCCATACGACGTATCCATCCGGCGTCATATTGTGCGTTGTGCATGATTTTATCCGCAGGGGACTCAAACACTTTTTTGAGCCACTTATTCACAATGCGTTCGTCTAAGTTTCCACCGCCAAAATGACGAATAGGAATATATCCGGCCCAGTCTGCTACCGCGATAGCATACCCAACAACTTCGCCGTCACCCGTAGGCCATCCGGGGCCGTTGACTTTAATATTCGGATCACGGGTTTCGACGTCAATGGCAATCTGTTTTGCGTCAAAGATGTCCGGCAATTCCGCGGGTGGAACCCATTCGCTTTTAGGAGCAAGCATACTCATTTGCAATGACATTAATCTTTCCTAACTGCGGCCATTTCGGTGCCGCATTTAATAAGCATCCAGCCCTGCGCTAAATACTCTTCCAACCATTCCAGACGAATAAATTTAACCATCAGTCTTCGCCCCCAAGTGCGCCATAACCGCAGATATCAACCCAACTGTCTTCATGTTCTGGGGTTACGATGAGGCGGGCTAGTTTGACCGCCACCATGCATTGATAGACTTGCGAAACAGAAATATCTTTGTCCAAAAGAACAGACCACATTTTGGCTATGCGCTCATGGTTTTCGTAGGCATCGCCATAATCTTTGGCTCGTGGGCCATTAACTAGGGACTCTGCCTTTTGTAATATTTCTTCGCGTTTCATATGTGGTAACTCCTGTTCATGTCTTCAGGTTCAACTAAATAAAGGTTTTCTTTGGTGCGAGTGACACCAACGTAGAATACCCGGTGTAGGTCGTCGGGGGCAGCTTCTGCCGCCTTAGATGCGGCAGGGGATAAGTCTGTGTATAGCACGACATTGTCCGCTTCACCACCTTTAGAGCCGTGGATCGTGGACAAATTAATACGAGGCACGGCATTAAATTTTTCACCTCTTCTAAGCAGGGCTGTGATATAGGCCCGTTCTTTGCTAGGCAGTTTATCCATAGCCTCATGCCAGATCATGTCTATCGTGGCAAGCAGACCGTGGTTCCTCTGTAATTCTTCCAGAGTCACCAGATCATCATCGTCTAAAGTGGGCAATTTCTTAAATCCGCGCTTGACTCTATCGTCTACTGACATATAACTATAAATGGTTCGTGCGGCCTTGCCGGATACCTGCCTTCCTTTTCGCATCTGTTCCCATCCATTAACTGCCTCACTTAGGCTTTCGGAGATGGACCGTCTGCCTCGGTAGTTGAACAGAAAACCGCGACTTTTCAAATCTTCTTTGGCCGCGTCAAGGAAGT